GCAACAGAATATGAAATAGCAAGATACCTAGGAGAAGCTCCTGCGGGATTTACAGTTTCAGATCAAATAGCAGCACAAAGAATTTCTATTTGCAATCAATGTCCAGAAAAGGTTGAAACTTTAGGCGTTGATAAATGCAATGTATGTAACTGTATTATTAAATTAAAAACAAAACTAACTTACACAAAATGCCCTATAGATAAGTGGTAATATGCCAAAACTTTATGTAAAACAATCTGGTGTTTGGAAACAAGTTCAACAATTATATGTCAAACAATTAGGTGTTTGGAAAAGTGTTGTTGTAGGCCTAGTCACACAAAGTGGTATAGGTAAACAATTTTATCCAGACACAGTAGGCCCTATAACTTATAGCTCTGCAGGTACATTTACTTATACAGTTCCTGCCACAATTACTTCTATTAGCATACAAGCTTCAGGTGGTGGAGGTGCTGGGCAAGTATCTTATTTTGATGGCGGATCATGGACACAGGTTGCTGGAGCAGCTGGTGGAAACACTACAGTTACTGGCACTGGTTTTTCAATTACAGCTAATGGTGGTGGAGGCGGATCATCAGGCGGATCAGGTGGTGCAGTTACTATATCAGGCGCATCCTCTACTACATTAAACCAAACAGGTGGAAGTAAATCAGGTGGTACGGGTGGTAGTTCATATTACGGATCAGGCTCTGCACAAGGCGGAGACTTTTCTAAACCAGCTACACCAAGCTCAGCAGCAGGCGGTGGTGCAGGGTTTCAATTTGATGGTCCTCAAAATTATGGTGGTTCAGGTGGTGGTACAGGCATTGCAGTATTTGCAGTCACGCCTGGCCAAACAATTACTATTAATGTAGGTGCAGGCGCTACAGGCGCTAATGTAAATTATACAAAAGGATCTAATCACGGTTCTTATGCAGGTAACGGTGGTTCAGGATTTGTATCTATTACTCCACTTAGTGCTAATGTTGCTGTTTATAATAGCGCAGGTTCATATACTTATGCAGTCCCTGCAGGTGTCAATTCATTAAACGTAGCTGTCACTGGAGGAGGAGGAGGTGGCGCTGCAGGTAATGATGGCGGCTATATCCATTTTGGATGGTCAGGCGGTGGTGGTGGATCAGGTTATTATTCTACAAGTACCATAGCTGTAACTCCAGGTGAAAATTTATCAATCACTGTAGGTGTGGCAGGCACAGGAGGCGCAGGTGGTTGCGGACCAAGCGGTGCTTCTGGCGGATCTGGTGGTGTATCTTCAATCAGTAGGGGTGCTACAGTTCTTTTATCAGCTAATGGTGGCAGTGGTGGAACATCTCCAGGCGGTACAGGAGGCACAGGTGGTGCAGGTGGTACCGCTGGGTCTAATGGATCAAATACACAAGGTACAGGTAGTGGTGGTAATGGTGGCGCTTCTACTTACAGCCCTGGCGGAGCAGGTGGCCCAGGCGGTGGTTGTGGAAGTGGTGCAGGGTCAGCAGGTTCTCAAGGCTCAGGCGGGGGTGGTGGTGGAGCACAAAACGGTTCTTGTTGCGGACATCCTGGCGGTGCAGGAGGTCCTGGTACCGTAATACTTTCTCCAGTTAATCCTAATTCAATTACATACGCATCTTCTGGATCATATTCCTTTACTGTCCCTGCAGGAGTTACATCTATCACTATGACGGCTGTTGGTGCAGGCGGTGGTGGTGGATTCCCATCATCAGGTAGAGATGGTGCTTCTGTTGGTGGAGGTGGAGGTGGCGGTGGTGGTGGTGGCACTTCATCATCTACTTTAGCAGTTACCCCAGGTGAAACATTATCTATTACAGTAGGAGCATTCGGTGCTGCTGGTGGTTTTGGTAGTGGACGTACAGGTGGTACAGGCGCTACAGGTGGTCTATCTAGAGTGTTACGAGGTGCTACAGTATTAGTCACAGCCAATGGTGGTAACGGTGGCGCTGGTGGTTCTGGTGATGGTAACGTAGGTGGTGCTGGTGGTGTTGGTGGTACAGGATCAACTTCAAACGGAAACAATGGTGTTGCAGGCTTATCTGCTGATGGTGCTGGTTGGTCAACTGGTGGTGTTGGTGGTGCTTCTTCAGTAGGATCTGGAGGAACAGCTGGAAGATATAGCACACCAGGTGGTGCTGGAATTAATGGTGGCGGTGGAGGCGGTGGATCATCTTCTGGATTTAGTCCTAATGATTCTGAAATAGGCGGAGCTGCTGGTGGCGATGGATTTGTAAAATTTACTTATTAATATGAAAATACTTATTGGCGTTTTAATTACACTTTGTTTACTTGTTTGCGTACATCAAGCGCATGCAGATACAACAACAATCAACCAAAAAGGGATGCCAGTGCCTAGCGCTATGGCACCTAGTATGTCTGCATTCTCGCAAGATGTTTGTGCAGTGCCTATTAGTGCAGCTGGTAATTTAGGCTTTATCTCTTTATCAGGTGGCACTGTATTACTTGATGAGAACTGCGTTAAGATTAAGCTTGCCAAAACATTAAACGATTTAGGACTTAAAGTAGCTGCTGTATCGGTGCTATGCCAAGATCCAAAAGTATGGGATGCTATGGAGATGAGTGGCTCACCTTGCCCTTACTCTGGAGCTGTAGGTAACGCAGCTAAGAAGGCATGGTTTACAAAGAACCCAGAAAAATTTAGGAAGCTTTATGGCGAAGATTATACTCTTCCTTCTTCTATTAATAATAAGGAGTAATGCTTATGCTTGGTACTGTAATTTCTCAAATACGCAACAAGGTTGGTACTTGGAAGGCTCAATGGTCTGCAATGGTATTGACCCTGAAATCGCTTTGCAGCAACATTATTGCGGATGGTATAGACCGAATGACCCTTATTGTAGCGTATATCAAGCACCAACTTGTAGCCCTCAAGTTGAGTATCAAACGTTGGGTTGCCCAGTTAACCAATCAGGTGCTATTAATCAAAGTAGGAATTTTGAATGTTCTACACAAAGTTGGACAGCTTGGACAACAACTTCTAACAATTGCACGCCAGATCCTCCAACGTGTATTGAATCTACTGAAACGAGGCAATTAACATGCTCAGCTGGTTTCGAAGGATCATCTCAAGAACAAAGGAGTTCGATTTGCTCGGATCCGTATGGTTCTCCAATTTGGACCGCATGGTTGGAAATATACAATACTTGCAAGATGACCACTACGAATATAAACAACCCAGCCAGCCCTATAAGCCCAATCAGTCCAATAAACCCGAACAGTGTTATCTCACAAAGCATATCAAATACTACGATGACGCAGGCTACAGACCCAGCTCAAGGAATGAGCCTTGGAACGACTTCTTTACAGGAGAGTCTGACTATAAGCCCGTCCAGCACAACGACTACAGAAAAGTTACAAGTTTCAACATCAATAGAGCTAAAGCCCGCTCCACCAGAGGTAAAGGTAGAAACACCTAAGGGCAAGGAAATAGTGCCAGGATTTGGCTTAGTAATGAGTATGCAGTTATTAAATGCTGGATACAATATGCAACAACAACAAGTACAAGAATATATTAATTTAGAACAGGAAAATGAATATGGACGAATTCAAGAGTTTACTCTCTCACTTCTCTCCGAAACAAATGTTGGTGATCGGTTCGATTCTCTTAACCGCAATCGGTGGGCCAATCTATTACGGAATAACCCTCTTCAACGACTTGCAGAGTACGATTGACGAAGTAAAGAAAATGAGTAATGTAGAAACACGCATTACTGTATTAGAAGATAGATCTAAATCTACTGAGCGTCAATTAGTAGATGTCATGATGTCTAATAATCGTGCTTTAGAAAAGGCTAATGAAGCTTATGGTAAAGCGATTGAAGCAAGCAGTATAGCTAGATCATCTCAAGACAAGATAGCTGATACTGTTACCAATGTTAAAGAAGATATGAAAGCCCTTAAAAAGGCAGTTACTAACCCACTAGGAAATTAAATATGCTATCCATCCTCTCCTCGATTCTCGGCTTCGCTACTGCGGGGCTACCAAACATTCTTTCTTTCTTCCAACAAAAGGGAGATCAAAAACATGAGCGTGAAATGGCTCAATTACAAAATGCCCAAGCATTACTTATGGCAGAAAAGGGTTTTGTAGCTCAAGAAAAGATTGCAGCTATTGAATTAGAAGGCACGTACGCAGAAACGTACGCTCAAGAACGTACAGCTTTATATGACCACGATAAGAAATTAGTAGAAGGCGGTTCTCAAACAGTAAAGAACTGGAATGCTATGGTAAGACCTGTAGTAGCATTTATCTTTGTAGGTGAACTAGTGCTTATTAATTTTCTATCTTTAGCTTGGGCTATGTGGTCAGGTGTTGACTTTGTTGTAGCTTCACAAGAGGTATTTTCTACAGATGAAATGGCTATCGTAGCATCAATTATTGGTTTCTACTTTGGCTCAAGAACTTGGGAAAAGAAATAAGTGAAAGTATCAGAACGTGCTATCAAACTTATTAAACATCATGAAGGTGTGCGTAATCGTCCCTACCGTTGTCCTGCAAACCTGTATACTGTGGGTGTTGGTCATCTTATCGGGGACGGCAAATCATTGCCTGAATCTTGGAACAGAACTTTTACGGAAGCTGAAATAGATGGAATTCTTAAATCAGATCTCAGACGCTTCGAGCTGGGAGTACATAAGATGCTACCTAACGTGCCTCTTAGACAACACGAATTTGACGCTATTATTAGTTTTTGCTTCAATTTGGGCCTTGGATGCTTTCAAAGATCAACACTCCGTCAAGCGTTGCTTAGGGGCGATAAAAAGGCGGCTATGGAATCGTTAGTGAAATACTGTCGTGCAGGTGGTAAAATACTACGAGGATTACAAATTCGTAGATTAGATGAAAAAGCACTCTTTGAAGGTAAATAATGCCATTACAAAAATTAACATATAGAGCTGGAGTTAACCGTGAAGGAACAGACTACTCAAACGAGGGTGGTTTCTATGACGGTGATAAAGTACGTTTCCGTTCAGGACAAGCTGAAAAGATTGGTGGATGGGTACAGGTAGATACAGATCAGTTTGAAGGTATTGCACGTTCTTTATGGACATGGACTGGATCTAATGGTTTATCAAATTACTTATCTTTAGGTACAAGTAAAAAATACTACATATTCTTTGGTGGTATTTACTATGATATTACACCTATTATTCAAACAGATGGCACAGCTTTAGCTCCTCCAAATCAATTAGCAGCAAGCCCAATCTCTACAGTATCTGGGTCTAATGTAGTTACTATTACAGATGGTAACTACAATCCAGCGATTGGCGATTATGTTACAATTACATCTACATCAGCTGTGGGTGGCTTAACAATTAGCGGTGAATACGTTGTTAATACAGTACCTTCTACAACTACATTCACTATTTTAGCTGCATCAAACGCCTCATCTACAGCAAGCGGTGGTGGCACAGTAACGTTAGCATTTCAATACCCTATTGGTAATGATATTGCAACGATTGGTACTGGCTGGGGTGCTGGCCCGTGGACTGGTGCTATAGCTACTACAGGAACTACTTTAACT